TTTGAAGAGATGATGGTTCGCCTAGAGAAGCTGGCTAGAGACATGAACTGCGTACTTATTATTACAGCTCAAGAAAACTCAAATAGAATGAAAGAAAAAAGAGAAGTTGTTCAGCAATCTGACACTGGTGGATCTTTAGCTATCCAACAAAAGTGTGCAGTGACTATATTTATAACTGAGAAAAAGTTAATTAGTGGAGATGATTCTGAAGATGACAACATCATGCAGCTTCAGATACCAAAGAATAGAATTACTGGATCAACTTTTGTATACGATTCACCTCTTGTTAGATACGTCGACCATAAGAAGACTTATGAAGACTATGAACCCATAACTAAAGAGTCGTATAACAAACCGTCAGATGATGAAGAGATTGATTATATGATAAAATCTATGAACGTCGTATAAAGGAACCTATGATAAAAATAAATATTGATCAGATAAAAGATTTTCAAACCTGTGAGAGACTGTACGACTTTAGGCATGTACAGAAGCTTCCAGAAACTATAGGCGGAAGAGATCTTATGAGTTTAAGATTTGAGAATACTTTAAAGAGTGTTGTTCACTTCTTCTTCTATAAGAAGCAGGCTGGCATCGTACCCTCTTATGCTTCGCTATTGAATAGGTGGGAGAAGCTATGGTTTCCAAAAGGCACAACTGCGTACGACATAACCCATGAGCAGCACGAAAGCTTTTATGGAAATAGTGCAAGCTTAACTACAAAAGCAGCAGCTAGTCTTTTGGCTTTAGTTGAAAACTTTTCTAGTCCAGACATTATACCTATGGGAATTTCTAGTGAGTACATAGCACCTATAGTTGGAAAAGTATACATAGAAGATTCTTTTGATTTAATATATTCTCAAAAAGGAAAAGTCTATGTGATTAAGTGGGCCTTTAATCATAAGATGAAGAATGAATTTAGACATGTTGCAGAGATGGCAGTAATGTATAAAGGCTTTTATCACAAGTATGGTAGCAAGATCAATGATGCAAAGTTTGGATACTATGATTTGTTAAGCACTAAATCAAATTTCTTTGAATATGAAATAGAGTCAGAAGACATGTTAGCGCTATCTTATTGGTGCACTTCTCTAGAAAATGAAACAGTATTTCCTTCTCGAAGAGGCACGATTACTTACTGTAAGTCATGTCCTTTTGATAAGCCATGCTCTAAGTGGGACAAATGGGAAAAGAAAGAAAGTTTAAATAATGAAAAATAATAATATATTAGATGAAATATTATCTGAAAATAGTTTTATAGTTTCACTAAAGAATGAGGATACAATCCTTGCTCCATTACTCGAAGAGATCAACTATATAAAAGATGAATCAATAAAGTCTTTTGTAAGATCTATTTTATTAAGAGCAGGAAATTTTTGGACAATACCATCTAGCTTTTCTGGAAAGTATCACCCTGCTGATGAACATAATGAAGGTGGGAATGTTTTGCACACAAAGAGAGTTGTGCATGCAGCAAAGGTTTTATCTGACTCATATTCTTTATCGGACGAGGATAGAGATACGGTATACGCAGCATCACTACTCCATGACGTCACTAAGGGTATAAAGCTAGAAGGAGAAACATCATTTCACTACGATCCATTGCACCCTTATACAGTCGTGAACCTAGTAAAGAAGTGCCAGCAAGAAGATAAGAACTTTGCAAGAGAAAGTGAATCATCTACTTTATTTTTATCAGAAGAGTTAGTTCAATCTATTCTACGCTTAGTCCGATGCCATCTTGGTCCATGGTCACCAGTTCCAGAAACATATCCAATAACATACTTAGATATGATAGTTCATATGGCTGACAATGTAGCATCAAAGCTTCACTACATAGTTGATGGAGACAGTGTAGAAAGATCAAGATGGGTTAAAGAATCTGATGGCTGATGTTGAAGATAGACTTTTAAAAAGATTTACCATCCTAAAAAGATTAGAGTACTATATTAATGAATCAGTTTACTACAGAACCTATAGTGAAGATATCAAGTCAGATAATAAAAAAGTATTATGGCATTATGGGTCAGACTCTGGTAAGATAGACCTCTATGAAAATCCCTGTTGAACAAAATAAATTCCTATCTCAGTGGGATTACTACGAGGTAGCTAGATACGTGCCATCGCTCAAGAGAGTGATCAGAGATAAGGTGGCGGATAAGCCACTAGTTCTAAGCTCACTACAGGTAGAAGAGTATGCTAAAGCTCATGGTAATACTGGAATATATACATCTGTATTTGCCTATAACTCAAAAGAAATAGACACAGCAATGAGACTAGGTCCATTGTATTTTGACATAGATAGCTCAGACATAGAGTCAGCTAAAACAGAATGCATAAGTCTTTACGAGCACTTGACTACGTTCATTCCTAAGGATTCAGTATTGGTATATTTTACTGGTAAAAAAGGTTTTCATATAGAATGTGAACCAATAGCTTTAGGCATTAACCCCAGCAATGCTTTGTCTAAAGTCTTTAGATATATAGCCAATGACTTAAAAGATAAACTTTCCCTTTCTAACTTAGACTTTAGTGTCTATGATCAAAGAAGAATGTGGAGATATCCGGGCTCAAAACATCAAGATACTTCATTGCATAAGACATTATTAAATTGTTATGGAGAAGAAAATTTACTCTATAAAAGCATAGAAGAGATATCAAAATATTGTTCAGAAAAAAGAACTGGAATAGTATGTGACCAAGAGTTTAGCTATAAGGCAAATGAATGGTATAGGCAATATACATATGAGATGGAAGAGTCTCAAAATAAAAAACAAGATCCTTTAGAGTATTTTAATAAGTATGGCTCAAAAGCTTTTAAAGACTTAAAGCAAACTCATAAGCACTTTGATCCTAAAATGCTACTAACAAAATGTTCTGCAGTTAAAAGATTATATCTTCAAGCTAAAGAAGAAGGTTATCTTGAGCACGAAGCGAGACTTTTTCTTTGCTCAATACTTACATACACTGAAGATTCCATAAAGTTTCTACATGAGATATTAAGCAACTGTAGAGACTACAACTTTGAGAAGTCTTCTGCTCACATAAATGACTGGGTCAAGAGACGCCAAATGGGCATAGGCGGAAGACCCTACACATGCGAAAGAGCTAATTCAGTAGGTGTTGGATGTGGAGAGTGCTCTTTGGAGCAAAGAAATAAGTGGGTTAAAATAGGTGATCGATATGTTGAGACTCAAGAAAAGTCATCACCGTCTCCTATTAGGTTTGCGTATAGATCATTGAGAGAAGGTGAATTAGATAATGGAAATAAATAATCCTGATGATGTTATTGGAGTTTGTTCAGAGTGTAAATCTGACCAGCCAATGAAAGCTATGTACAATAGTGGATTTGCTCAAGGCGGAAGTGCACCTGTGTGCAAGTACTGTGGTGGCGTAGTGATTATAATTTACAGAGAGTCAAGAGATCAGTCGCTTGATCAAGCAGACAGAGAAAGAGGAGTTTAGTGAAAAACTGGACCAACCTACACAATCATACAGTTTTTTCTATGCTAGATGGTCATGGGAACGTAGAGAGATATCTAACTAAAGCAAAAGACTTAGGAATGGTTGGTCTAGCAACTACTGATCATGGGAACATTCACTCTTGGCTAGACTTCTATGATGCTGGTACTTCTCTTGGGGTTAAACCAATTCTAGGATCTGAGTTTTATCAAGCTAGAAAGACTAGACTCGACAGAGATCCAGAAGAGAGATCTGGCCCATCAAAGAATGAGTGGGAACAAAGAGGTCCATATCACATTACAATATTGGCAAAGAATAATGTTGGATACCACAATATAATTAAGATGTCATCAAGATCATTTCTTGAGGGATACTATGTAAAGCCACGCATTGACCATGATCTTATCTCTCAGCACTCTGATGGAATAATAGTTTTATCAGGATGCTTGAACAGTGAGGTGTCTCAAGCTTTACTCAGAAATGATTACACCTTTGCACTTGAGTCGGCAGCAAAGATGCAGGACATTGTTGGCAAAGAGAATTACTTTATAGAGATACAGAATCATGGATTAGCTGAGCAGATACAGATAACAAATGATTTAATTAAGATAGCAGAAACTATTGGAGCTAAAATAGTTCCAACAGGAGACTGCCATTATGTTCATAGGGAAGACGCTAGATCACATGACATCATGCTATGTGTCTCCACTAACAGCACTATACATACGGAGAACAGATTTTCTTTTAGTGGAGATAATTTTTATCTTAAATCTTATGATGAGATGGCCTTAACCTTTAGTGAAGAATGGCTAAAGAATACCGTAGAAGTATCCGACATGATAGATGTCCAGTTAAAGTTTGGTGATATATATTTTCCAAACTTTCCAATTCCAACAAAAGAAAACTCTACTGAATACTTTGAGAGATTAGCTTGGGAAGGCCTTAGAAGTAGATATGGAAATGATCTGCCTGAACATATTATTGAACGAGCAAATCATGAAATAAAAGTTGTAGAAGATATGGGCTTTCCAGAATACTTCCTCGTTGTTTCTGACCTCGTAAGATGGGCTAAGGACAATGACATTAGAGTTGGTTGGGGAAGAGGGTCTGCAGCTGGCAGTATTCTTTCCTACGCTTTTAATATTACCAATCTTGACCCGCTTAGATTTGGTCTAATGTTTGAAAGATTCTTAGTTGAAGGAAGAAAGTCAATGCCCGACATCGACCTAGACTTTGACGATAGGTATAGAGATAAAGTAATTGATTATGCTAGAAGTAAATATGGAGACGATAAAGTCGCACACATATGTACGTTCAATAAAACTGGAGCTAGACAATCAATCAGAGATGCTGCAAGAGCACTAGGTCATGACTTCTCTATTGGAGACAAGGTGTCTAAGCTTGTTCCTACACCAGTCTTAGGTGTATCAAAGTCTCTGCATGAATGCATGGACGTTGCTGATTTTGCTGATCTGTATAAGAAAGATCCTATTAGCAAAGAAATCATAGACACTGCATTCGGACTAGAAGGATTAGTAAGACAAACTGGGATGCATGCAGCTGGTATTGTTATCTCTAGAGATTCATTAGTCGAATATCTACCCATCATGCAAAAAGGGATAGACAACCCGATTATAACTCAATGGGATATGGGCAGAGTTGAGCAGTGCGGTCTGCTTAAGATCGACTTCTTGGGCCTAAGAAACCTTGGAGTAATTGATCAGTGCGTTAGATTAGTTAAAAAGCACAAGGGATTAGATATAATCGTAGACGAAATACCATTAGACGATCCTGCAACGTACGCAGAGCTATGCAGAGCGAATGCCATAGGTGTATTCCAGTTAGAATCATCTGGCATGAGAGAGTTAATGGTTCAGCTTCAGCCTCAGAATATTGAAGACATCATGGCTCTCATATCACTATATAGACCAGGGCCAATGGGTTCTGGAATGGATAAGCTTTACATTGATAGAAAACATGGTAGATCCAGAGTTGAATATGATCACCCTAAACTAGAAGAGGTCTTAGGTCCGTCACTTGGTATTATGCTTTACCAGGAAGACGTTCTTGGTGTTGCACGAGAGCTAGCTGGATTCTCTTCTGGACAAGCAGACGATCTTCGTAAAGCTATCGGTAAAAAACAGATGGATAAAATTTCTTTGTTTAGAGAAAAGTTTGTTAGTGGATGTGTTAAGACATCTCAGCTAAACGAAGATAGAGCGAATAAAATATATTCAGACATTGAATACTTTGGTGGCTATGGATTCAACAGAGCTCACGCAGCAAGCTACGCAATGATATCTTACATTACAGCTTATCTAAAGACTAACTTTACCGCAGAGTACATGGCAGCCTTACTTACGTCTGTTGCTGGCAATAAAGATAAGTTGGCTATATATCTTTCTGATTGCAGAAAATTAAATCTTAAAGTAATGCCACCGTCAATTAATGATTCTAATGAAGACTTTACTGTTATAGATAGTTCAACAATAGTATTTGGTTTAGCAGCTATTAATGGAATAGGATACGCAGTATCAGAAGCTATCTTATCAAATAGAGATGTAGATAAACCATACACTTCAATGCATGACTTTTTGAGAAGAACGAATCCAGCAGTATTAAAGAAAGGTACTCTTGAACACCTTGCTGCAAGCGGAGCTTTTGATGAACTGATAGACAGAACTCTTGACCAGGACTTTGGCAGAAGAACTGAACTAAGTATATTAGAAAGAGAAAAAGAAGAGCTTGGAATATACGTATCCAAAAATCCAGTTGATGGAATTTGGGATCTCCTTTCTGAAAATATATCTCATGAAATAGTTGAGCTAGAAGATGTCAATGCAGGGAGCAGAGTATCTATCTCTGGAATCATTTCTTCATTTAAAAAGATAATGACCAAAAAAGGATCAAGAATGTACAAGTTCAATGTACAGGATATATCTTCTGATATTGAAGTGATTGTGTTTCCAAGAGAGTCTAAAAATTACGATGAAGATTTTTTCTCTAATGGAGAAGTTATTAATATAGTTGGCACTCTAAATAAAGAGGGTGATGAAGAAAATTCTACTAATAAAATAGTATTAAATTCATGTGAGAAAGTAGACCTTTCATATTTTTCTGGAGGAAGACCTATCTATTTAACTTCTAATAAGTTAATAACAGAAAAAACTATAAATAATTTGTATGCTATAATTAATGAGAACACTGGAGGTTCTTACGTCTTCGTTGATATAGATGACGGAGATAAGAATCTTAAATTTAAGTTTAATAAAACAACATCAATAACAATAAAAGACAAACTAGAAGAATTAATAAAGGAGATACAGTGAGCGCAAAAGGAACCCATAAGAATCCAGTTGAGAACTGGTGTTGGACCTTCTGTTCATCTTGCAACAGATGCCAGGACAAGGGTAGATATACTAAATGCAACGGATGCTCAGGAAGATATGATCCAGAGGGCAGAATAGACCCTCATCCAGAAGACTTCTGCGACTGTAAGAATGGTGTCCTTAGATGGAAAACACAAACAGGCAGATTAGTTATGACTAGATTTAAAAGTAATCCATTTAAGGGCCAGGTTACTTACGAAAAGAAAACAGAAGACGAAAGAGACTGGGATTCTTACGTAGGCGATATGAGAGAAAAACTCAATGACCCAACATATAACCCTATTGCTATAGTGGAAGAAGATTAAAATGCTGAGAAATGAAGTTGGAAGAATTGAAAAGAATAACATTACCCTGATTGAATACGAAAGTGCTGTAGTAAATTACTCAAGCAATTTCTTTATTCAGCTAGGCGTAGTGGGAGTTCACTGCACTCAAAAAGAACTAGAAGACTTATATACAGTGCTAGGTTACTATTTAAATATAGATAACTATTCTGAATGTAAAATAAAGATAGGTGGAGAATATGTGGCCATACAATGAAGACGACAGCATGGAGCTAGGAACTACTGGCTGGATACCAATCGGAGAAGGTAGCTTTAAGCATAAACTGACTGGGCATATTATAGATTACACCGGAATTGAGTATGATGAAAATGGAAAAATTGTATTTGATCCAAACCAACCAAAAGAAATAAACGAATGACCATAGAAATTAAAAGAATTGAAGATATAGAACCTTTTCAAAAGTTAACTCTTACTGACTTTAGTTATTCAAGAATAGATACATACGAAATGTGTCCTTCTAAGTATTTCTTTTCCTACATCAAAAAAGAACCAAGACAGTTTGGTGAAGCAGCAGTACTGGGAAACATAGTCCATGCAGTGCTAGAAGATCTAGTCTCTGACAAAGAGCCACTTGCGTTGGATGAGATGCATGGTTCGTACCTACAGAAGATATCTGAATACGACCCTGACAATTTAATATCTAACCAATTGCTAGATGCAGGCACAGTTATTATAAATGACTTCTACGATGCTAATGAGAATAAGCTTTTTGATGTTTATGAAAAAGAAATGTCTTTTAATTTTATTATAGGAAACTATTCCATAATAGGATACATAGACAGAATAGACGTGATAGGCGATGACGTTCATATAGTTGATTATAAAACTGGCAAAAGAGAAGTAGCACAGAAGAATATAGCAGAGAATTTACAGCTAGGAATTTATGCTCTTGCTGCCTCAGTTAAATTTCCTCGGAAAAAGAATAACTGGATCACTACACTACTTGAGAACTGGCAGACTAAAGTCTCACCAGTATTCTGAGCAAGACTTGGAAGATACCAAAGAAAGATTAATATCTAGAATAGATAAAATCATTCAAGATACTAATTTCATTCCCACAAAGAACGAAAGAGTTTGCTCATTCTGTGACCACGGTAGGAGTGGGGCATGTGGTATCGGAGCAGTAAGATTTAAGAAGTTTAATAGAGATATATAAAAAAATCCCCCTGGAAAATCCAGGGGGATTAATTATTTAATTAATGTTTTAAATCAGAAGTTTTCTGAAGGGTATGAATCTGTAGAAGCTGCAAAATCGAAGTCATTCTCGACGACCATTTTGACTGCTTCCTTGTGTGTGAAACCAATCGTTGAGAGATCGTCAATAACGTTCTCATTGATGGTCTGGCTCATGCTGTTGATAATTGTGTTTAATGTGTTCATGACAGGAATCCTATCACCTTTCTGCCTTGGTGGCAACTTGTTTACTTTTATTTTGTTTTTTGTTCAAATATAAAGTATAATATATTTGATGTCTTTGACACAGAGAAGGATAGCAGTATGACAACAGAGAATGCAACCCCAGAGCAGTATTTTTTTTCCAGGCGAAAGAAAAAATCTCAGCCAGATTTTAAAAAGCTAAAGGCCAACGCTATAGACATATCTATCCTAGAGGAAGATGATACCAAAACCGCAAAGGGAAATGCCTACAGGCATACAAAAAGTGGATATAGAAAAGACTTGGGCATAAATTTAAGATCAAATTGGGAAGCAAATTTCGCAAGGATATTAAATGCTTACGAAATATTATTTGAATTTGAACCAAAAGTTTTTACCTACCCAATCAAAAGGGGAACTAAAGGATATACGCCAGACTTTTATTTTCCCAAGCTTGATGAATGGGTTGAAATAAAGGGATACTTAGACGACAAGAGTAAGATAAAACTGAAAAGGTTTAAAAGATATTATCCAGACGAGTTTAATAAGCTCACGTTTATCATAAGTAAATATTCTACAGCAGCTAAGAAATTTGCTGAAGAGCTAGATATTCCAGTGGTTCTGTATTACGAAGACATCAAAAATGTTTATATGGAAAAGATCGCAAACTGGGAAGGAAACTAGTATGGGGAGTTATAGGGAGCAGTATTACACTCTCAAAGAAGAGGAAATGCAGGCCTTAATTAAAAGGTCAAAAGAAGGAGACGAAAAAGCGTCGATAGAGTTGTTGAATGTATTTAGCAACTTCCTTACAAAGTACGTGACAATGCTATATGTTGGCAAGTACAGCATTAACGACTATGACATCAGGAGATTTATATCTTTATTTATCAAAGATGCCTATGTCAGATTTGCATTAATGAAGAATAAACTTAATTCTGATCAGTCAAAGATTGTTTTTGAAGCAATGAATCGGAATCAATTACATGACAAAAAGATACTGTACAGAAGAAGAAGTAAAGCATACTGTTGAGGTGACCTTCTTTCAGTGTATAAAAAGATACGAGAAGAAAGATTCTGAAAAAGGACCTATTCCATTCAGCGCATTCTTATATAGTTATTTCTTTTACTTACTTAAAAAGAACGTTGATACTTTCTTAATAGATCAGCTTGGAAGAAAGTCTTTCCCTCTCATGCAACGGAAGTGCGTCTGATGATCAAAGGAGAGAGTCAGAGGGAATAACTATTGACGTAGATACAATAGAGCATGCCTTCACTGATCTTTTCTTTTCAGAAGAGATAGATGAATTTTGGGTACTAGGAGAAACAGCTACTACTCCTTTTGATGAGTTAACAGTTCAAGAAAGACAGTTAATCAAGTGGAGATTTATTGACAAGAAGAGATCTTCTGAGATAGCATTAAAGATCACCGAACACCCAAACACGGTAAGAGAACACATTACTAAGATTAAAATAAAACTCAAAGAAATAGTCATCAAGAACAACAGTATTGATGGTATAATTATACCAATAAAGTTTGACTAAAGTTTGATAAGGATTGATTTGTGAACACAGAGTCTGTTAAAGTTTTATTAGATAACTTGTCTAAATTTCTTGGACCACAACTCCAAGAGGTTATAGCTGCTATAGCTGATAATAATGAAATAGAAAAATACTATATTGAGATACCAGATGCTAATTATGTTGATCTTACGATATATGATCTTGCATCATTAGTAGCTAGATCGTCCAATGTGTATGGCCGTGCAGCAAGATTCGCCGGCATTGCAAGAGCACAATACAAGATACTAGAAGGCCAATACAAGAAAGTCTATAAGGTTAACAGAATAGGCAAGAACGAGGCTGAGAGAGAAGCTAACGCATTCAATGCTGCAGACAGCCAGCATGCAGCCCTGACGGCTGTAGAGGCTATTGTACAGCTAGCAGAGTCTATGGAATCAGCAGCCAGAATATCTTCCGAGTCTGCAAGAAAACTAATGGATAAGGTCCAGTCAATGCAGGTGGCTTCTTCAAGAGAAGAAAAAGGATCTTTTTCCGATAACGATTTTAGGACTTTTTAAACATGTACATAGGACATTATAAATCAGTAAACGCTAGTAAAGAATTCTACTCTTCTGTTAGAGACCAATTAGATTTTCCAACTCAAGCAATACTAGATGGGGAAAGATACTTGCTACTTGCAACGCACTTTGCTGCAACTAAATCTCAAAAAGATAATATCAATAGCCGAGCTAGTCAATTGGGAATTAAGACTGACGTAAAAGTTGACTGACTAAATGAATATAGAAGTTTTTTGTGATGGAGCGTCTAGGGGACAAGGTCAAAAAAAGGTCGGAGAAGCTTCATGTGCAGCAGTAGTGTATAAGAATAGAAAAAAGGTTGCGCAGTTTGCTAGAGGTCTAGGGCCGAGAAGCAACAATGAAGCAGAGTATGAGGCAGTGATAGCTGCGTTATTAATATGTTCAATGTCAGATTTTTTAGATCCTATTATATATACAGATTCAGCTGTTGTTGCAAATCACATAAACGGAAAATGGGTTTGCAGAAACTCATCTTTAATACCTCTTCTCATGACCATAGAAGACATAAGACAAGAGTATCCTTTTAGGGTTTTACAAGTTGATAGGTCCTTTGTTTGGGAGGCAGACTTCTTGGCAAACGAATTTTTAGATCAATTAAAACAACGAAAACAAATAATCAACAAAAAATAGTGGTATAATATCTCTCATGGAAAAAAACATTAAATCAAACTCACCAATCATTCTAGGGCTAGCTGGAAAAGCTGGTAGTGGTAAGACATCTGTAGCAGAACAAATAGTTCCAAAGGGTTCTTTTTCTACTTCTTCGTATGGAATGATTTGGGATCATATTTTCTATGCTCTTCCCCTTTATGAATTGTCTTCTATCAGAAGAACTATCTCTGGAGTAAATGAAGATTCTAGACAGCTGTACGCAATACATTCAGTTCTATATGATATATACGGATCTTCAGCCATAGGGTCAATACCTAACTATGAAGACTTTATAGATAGAGTTAAGAAGATAAAGAACCTCCCAATAGAGCCAGATGGATATAAGCCAAGAGCATTCCTTCAGAATGCTGGAGATATATGCAGAGATCAATTCGAAGATTGCTTTGCTAAGTGGGGCACATTAAAGGCAAATAAGATTTATAATAATTACATTAGATCAATCGATGAAGACTCAACTGAATTTGCAGCTGCATTTACAGTGATAATATCTGATGTAAGATTTGAGAATGAAGCTAGAGCAATACTAGAACAGCCTAATGGTATGATTGTTTGCTTTGA